ATGCCCAAAACATCCTGTATTTTTACCATCCATCCATCCGTGGGATCATCACCACTATAGGTAACTATGGCAGGACTGGTCTGGGTAATTCCAGTAATCTGAACAGATTCTCCACCATCAAACTGTAACCCACAATCTACATAAAAATAAGGCGCCGGACGGGTAGCGGGAATAGGCTCTCCAGACGTAAAGTCCCTTGGCATGGAATATTCAACATATCGCTTGGTCACTCCATTTATTGTACGATTGACAATTGCCCATGCTTCATCTTCAGAACTCCCATGATTGGATGAAAGTGATTCTACAATCCCATCAGTAATATGACGGGAAAAGGCAAGTATCTTTTCATCGAGGTAAAAAGTCATACTTACATACTGGCCATCATTGCGATTAAACCAGACAACTGTATTTGGTGCTTCCATTGCAATCATCTGAATAACTCCGCTGTAAAGTGCCTCACTGGCAAGCTTCGTAAGCTCAGAAGATTTGAAAGTATCATCTACAAAAGAATAACCCATCTGATAAAGTTTATTTCCATAGTATCCCACATAGATTGCAATATCGCCGACAAGAAGAGCTTTGATATTGGCCGACCCGCGATTCGATTGTATTTTTGCAAGAATAGAAGTGGGGGTAACCGGTTCGGTCGTTGTAGCCCCGCCAAATCTCCATTCGCTAGTAGGTAGACCAATCAACAACACATTCCACGGAAGCATCCAACAAATCGGATCAGTGCCTCCAGCATCAAGGGTATATTCAAGGGACGCATCATCCATCGTGCCTTTTGTGAAATTAAGAAAATCGCCGGTCACGGATAATCTTTTTAACTGGGGCTCATTTATTGTCGCATCCAGTACAAGACGGGATTCAAACATAGACACTTTACTGGGATAATTATTAATAGTAGAAAATATAACAGGAATTCCGTAGCCGCCCGAGGTATAGGTATTTGTATAAACAGACCCATTAAGATCATAAGTATCATCATCAATCACGGTTATTTCCCAAGTACCGTTGGCTTCGGTAGTCCCCAGTACCTCGGAAATTGTTACTCCATTACCTGTATTCAATCCATGATTAGCCGATGTTATTCTAATTTGTCCTAAACCATTATCAGCAATAGCCGTTATAGCATTGATTACAGTAACCGAACCACCACTGAGATATCCATAATCAGAAGCCTTACTGCACCAACCGCCGCTTATATAGGCATTTACATAATTGGATTGGTTCAAGGTAAAATCGTTAGTCCCTGTTTTAGTTATAATCCATGTACCATTTGCTTCAATCGTACCTTCTATTCCACCAATATTAACAACATCATTGGTACTGAGACCATGATTTGAAATGGTTATTTTTATAAGACCGCTGGAATTAGATGTGCCCTGAACTTCGGAACCGGGCAAGGCAGAACCAATTAAATCAAAATTATCCTTGTCGATTACATTAATTGTATAAATCCCATTAGCCACTGAAACACCGACCACACCTGCAACATACACTATATTATTGGAAGTCAACCCATGACTGGGGGCATATATGCGTACCGCACCAAGATTACCGGCGCCAGCAGACAGAACAGGAAAATCACCCATAGCTAATATTGCCTCGGCATAAATCCATTTTTCATTGGGATAACGGGATAAGGTAGCAAAAGGATGATTGCCATGAGCTAGATAAAGAATATCTCCACTTTGATGATAGTCAATATCGAATAATTCACTTTCAACATACGGAGTAACTATTTCAAGAAGATTAGCTGTTGCCGTCCCGCAATATTGCAAGGTTGATTTTAAACTTATCGTATCGACTAAATAATAACCAAAAGGCGCCGCTACATGCTTCATAAGAATGGATATATTGGGTTGAGTACATATCCATGTAAAACTTACTGCATGCCAATTAGAATCAACATAAGCGGGTTTATAACTGGCGCCAGGCAAGAAATCAGGATTCCCATTTCCACTAACGGGATTGCCTAATCCAATTTCAAAATTATCAGTACGGAATAAATTATCTTTTGCATTTACATAAAATTTAAAAATATATGTCGCGCCCAAAGCAAGACCGGAAATATTTTGCCAAACATTTTCAACCTCTTCTTGAATTTGCAAACAATTACCGGATTGCCCGCCACTCACGCTTGCAATGGCATTAAAATTTGAACTTTTAAAAGTATAATTCCAATCATTGACATTTGTAGAAAAATCTCCATTAGTAACTAAATCGGGAGTAGCTGGAAGAACATAAGCATTTACAAAAGCAGAGCCCACAAGATCGAAATTATCAGCATCAATAACATTGATTATCCACGTGCCATTAGCTTCGGTAGTGCCCAATATTCCCGTAATCGTAACACTGTATCCAGTTGCAAATCCATGGCCAACGCAAGTAATCCTTATTAACCCGCTTCCATTGTCTGCTGCCATAGTAATAAGTTTTGATGCTGAAACAACTATGGGATTAACTGTTCCATGATTGGTAAAAAGACGAACATACTTCTCCCCGAATTCAAGTTGGTATTCTTGAGTGGTTTTAAATCTAAAAGGAATTAGTCTTGATTTTTTATCGGAGAATTTTGTTTCGGCAACAAACATCGAACCGGGACGCTTCTCTACGCCACCATGGATCATAACAACCGCATTCTCAATTATCTGGGCACTGTTCTGGTACTGGGCAATATCAATGCGAGCGTCTAATTTGGGCGTGACTTCACCCGCTGAGAATGAAGAAATTATAGATGTCGATCTTTGCAAAGTAATCCCTCATAGCATTAATGGGTGGCGTTCCATTCTCCGGCATTTACCCAATTATCCTGGTTGTCCTGAAGCAATTCTATAGTATGATCATCGATGCCGACAAAAACACCGTTACGATAAACACCATTAAGATTAGTCCACGGCACATCGGAATTATGATCGAAATCGTACATCTGGTTTTTAGCTTCAGCCTCTTCGGCAAATCCAATATATTCTTTCATAATGGAAGCCTGAAGATTTAAGACTGTAGATAAAGCAGGCGCTATTTCAGCAGCAAGGCGATAGGCGATACATTTTGCCACCAAAGCGGTTAAGAGGGTTGGATCTTCAATGCGAGCCGTGTATCTGATCATTACCGGAGTTATGTCACTATCGATGTTTGTAAGGAGATACCGGCCTTCAATAACATAATCAACACCATGAGGCCGCATTTCACGGGGAACAAGGCAATAAGGATTTTCTGGAAGAAGATACCGAAACTTATACCCAAAGGCAGGAGCAGTGGTATCTTTGACAAGAACAGCCCTCCCAACAGCACATTTCCAATCCCAGCCTTCCAAAACCTCATCACGAATAGATTCATAATTAGCTAAACAGGCCCTGCTGACTTTTGTATCATCTTTTTGAAGATTTGTTATAAAACTAGACAAACCTATTCTGTAGATGGATTTATTACAAATTGACACCCAAGATTGAGGCATCTCTAATCCTCCCGCTAATTTTTAGCTATTCGTCTCCGCTGCCATCAGTATCCGGTATTGCTGCTTCCGGTTTCTTGGCTGCATTTACCGCGGGAATTTGACCTGCTTTCTGAGGCACGATATAAATATTAAGACCGCGATCTTCCTCTTCAGCCTTTTCAACTGCCTCTGCGGTAAATTCCTTTTCCTTTACAAAAGAATCAGGAAGCCCATCTCTAAGTTCTTCCGGAGTCGGAGAATACGGATCTCCCGTGTTATACCAAAACTTATTGTGATAACACTTTTTTACAACACGATACTTCGCCATGATTAGCTCCTTTCAAAAAAGGCTGATGCCGGTGCACACGAACACCAGCCCCTTGAATTTAATTAACTACTTTTTTATCTGTGGCGCATACCAGTCGCGATATCCAGAAACGTACTCACAACCAAAGCTCCAGGATCGCCAGTAATAATGTATACCACATTACAGAAACGGGCATGCATATCAGGAACCTTGAGTTCCGGAATATAAGCTCCCACAGTCAGTTCCGCTTCAAGAAATGCTCTTGTCTGAATAAGAACCGTCGGCGCATTACCGCCGTGGCAAGTTGCCGTGTCAAAACACAAAGCAAATGCAACGGAAGTACCGGTTGTGGCCGCAACAGAAATCAAAAACCTTACTACTAGCGGACTACCAGCACCCTTATCGGGATAATCCTGAGTCGTTACCCCATCAGGAAGAACTGTTTCTTCGAAGTCAAGCTCGTAGGTTGCCGGCTGATTGCCGGTTAATCCTGATAAAGCCTGAGCATCGCTAAATTTTGTTACAGCATCGAACATAGGCATGATAATTAACCTCCCACCTTTATTTTTTACAACTTTAGATTGCAGTCTCCGAATTCAATAAACCTTCGGCCAGCCGGATAGGTACTGTGCGGAAGATTGTCATAGGTTCGCCGAAAACGTTTTCAACGTAGTAATTCACGTTGGTCTTGTCTTTGGCTAAGATATCAAACTGGGTCTTCAAGTTCCGATTCGCATAAATGCGTGCCGTAGGACCACCACCAGCTTTCGGCATCTTATTCAAAGCAGCAATAATGTCATTGTCACTAAGAACATTCGCTGTCCCCGAAGTGGCAATATCTACTATTCTCTGAACATAACGCGGGTCGTTGATGAAGATACCAAACTGAATCACGAACTTGGTGATCCATTTGAACAGATAATTGCCGGATGTGACATCATCCGGTACATATACCCGGCCCTCATCGGTCGTTGACAAACCGGCCTGAGATCCTTTCGGGTACACAAGATGAACCATCCTGGGACCCCATTCCACAATCCAAAGGGAAGTGGTAGAACCCGTTCCGGCAGTAACGCCCGAACTTATAACATTCGGGGCCGTTGCGGAACTGTAATCACTCCTGGTACCGAGACCATCGATCTCATTCTCATACTGGGCAATATTGCCGTAGAAGAATTTAGTTTCAAGAGTCTGCCCCATGCCTTCAACATAAGCAAGGTCTTCCTGTGAACGAGCAAGCTGCTTGTTGGGAGCGATATCAAGAATTGCCTCATCAATCTTGGAATGACCTTCCAAGCGGGCAATGGGTTCGGTGATCTGACGGGTTGAGGACGCATCGCCAGCAACGCCCTGATTGGCCTGTCTGAATGTACCGGCAGGCAAACGAGTCCTGCGGGTTCCAACGTGAGAATTAAGCTGATTAGCTTCCAGCCATGTGGCATCCTGTACGAGGTCTTTGGAAGTATTTAAGACTTCCGCAATCTCGATAAGATTGCCGTCTTGGGAGCGTTTTGCAAGCTCCATTAGTGTGTACTGCGAGTACACTTTGACTATTGTCGGGTTTGCCATGAGCGAAACCTCCTATTTAATTATTTTGGCATAGCAGAATAGGTAATTTCGCCTTTGGCTACTTTATTCAAACTTTCTGCTTCCGATACCTTTTCCTTGGCTAATCTGTCGGCAACTTCACGCGCTTTGTTATGGCGTTTTTCATCCTTGCGGATTTCCTCGCCCCTCATCAAAGTATGCGCATCGTCTTCCGCCCGCCATTTTTCATCTTCAGCAGTTAGTTCTTTCCCGTATTTTGGCATAACCTATGCTCCTATGCTTGAACCTCCATCGAAGGATACTTCAAGACTCCCGGCTCACGAGGTTCGTTGCTTTCAACGGCTCGTCCGAGAACTGTCGTATCGTCTGCGATGGCTTTACCTATTTCCAAAAACACCCCAACGAAATCCATATCATTGTTGAGGCCCATTTCAGTCAGTCGTTTTTTGAAGTCCTTACCCGCAAATTTAGCATAAGCCCTATCCATGAGTGCCACGTTTTCATCAAACTTAGCACCCCACGCTTTCTTCAGGTTTTCGATATCAGACTGCATTTTTTGAGTCTTCGCTGTCTCCATCTGAATAAAACGATCGGTAAAACTTTTGCCGTATTCCGCATACAAAGCCGCCGCCTGCTCGTTGGAAAAATTAAGTTTATGAGCCGTAGCTCTAAACCAAGGTTCCATAGTAGGATCAATCAGCTTCTCCGCGCCCTTGGGAATCTGGAGGGCTTCAAATTTATAATCATCCGGTTTGTCAGGCCGGCCAAGGGCTTTGTAAAAAGCCAGTTTTTCTTCTTCAGTGGCATTTTCCTTGGGCTTCGGAATATACTCGCTCGTAATCTTCCCTTCGAGTTCTTTAACTTTACCCTCATGAGTCTTAACTAATGTTTCGTGATCTTTAAGCTTGGACTCATAATCCTTAATTTTCCCGTTGACATCGAGATAAGATTTGCCAAGATCACTAATAGTCTTGAATGAGGTAAAAGTTTCGTTACTCTTAAGGTCATCACTTAGCTGCGAAATCCAAGCCGGAGCGTTACCACTCCCACCGCCTTGCTGATCATTCAGGTTTGTGTTCCCATCATTCTCAGGCATTTTAAATCTCCTTCCATAGTTAAATTGTTAATAAAAAAGGCGGACAACCGAGAAATTTATCTCAAGTTTATCCGCCCACAGTTACAGTGCAGCTTATTTAATTATTTATTCTATACTCTTATTCTGTAATATTTACAACCTTATTTTTTTAATGTTCATTAAGCATTAAGAATTTCTTTAACTTCATCGGGCTTTCTAACCCGCTTCGGAACCATCTGAACGAAATTTCCATCTGAAAACACAAATAAGAATTCTCCAAAGAAACCTTTTCTGACGCCGAGTTTCCGGAATATCCTCATCATGGTTTCGAAATCTATTTTATCTTCGTTCAATTCTTCCTACTCCGTGATGCCTTTTGCCACATTTCATACATTGAACATTCCATTCCTTATCAGACCACGCACGCAATTCCATTTCCTGATTGCACCGGCAGGTTAGAATAAATACAACGTACTCATGTTTAACTGTATCTTTCTTTTTCAATGAACATTACCTCCCGTCACAAGATGTTCTATGTTGGCTTTCTTGTAGTTGAAGTTGCGATCAGGCACCCAGTCAAGGGGCGGATCACCCTCGAAAGCTTCAAACACAAACACTCTCCATTTGCTCAATTCCGCAGCGGCAGTAGCGTGCATCGTGATACTTTCCGCTACTGTTATCCTACGGTAATCTGATCTCATGTAGGGCTTAAAATGTTTAATAAATACCGTGACACCCTTATCGGCAATGTCATAGAAGCCGGAGGGCGGTAGAGGAATGCTGTTTTCTTGAGAACTGAAAAATAAATAAAGATGTCCGGGATTGAGGCGTAATCCTTTCCCAAAGGAACAACCTTTTATATCCCGAAACAAAACGCCACGGGGAGGACTGGAAAGTGGAAGATTGGCTATCGGTTTTAATATATCCATTACTTATCTCCTTTTCTTTGGCTTCTTGCCAGTAGCTAACGATTTGCCAGTATTGTGCTGAGCTATCCGCGCGGCTGAACTTGAACTGTAACCTTTACGTTTCAACGCTCTATAAACTTTATCTACCTTAGTTCCTTTAGGACTCATGGCTAAATCCTTTCGTTTTAAATACTCCCCCACGTTTCCGCAGGGGAGGTTGAAATTATTAAGCTAATGTACCCAGAGCAGGTACTTCTGCATTTGCATAGGAACTGCCTGAAAGCCTATTCCTTAACATCATCTTCGCACCGGCAACAATACCGCCAGCACCAACCGATCCACCAGCCGCAGCAGTAATGCAGGTATTGTCCCATACAAAGAACTTACTGGAAGCGTCGTTGATGCATACACCTGCCGCCTGAATGAAATTACGCAGAATATGTCCGCCGTAAGAGACTGTCGTTGA